ATGAGGCTTGTACTGGAGAAACTGTAATATCACCAGTTGTAGCGTTTTGTGCAAGCAACTGAGCGCCAGTTAAAGCAACTGTATTACGGCCGGTAGCAGCATTCATAGAAGCTACGTTAGCGTAAGTCGTATCGTTAAAAGCATTACCGATTTTTGCTGTAACTGTACCAATAGTACCGCCAGTAGCAGTAATAGCTACGTTGGTATCAATCAAGAAATCGTTAATATTTGCGGCATATGGTAGCCAAAATGTAACGCCACGGTACAAAGTACCTGTACCGCCAGTTCCAGCATCGGCAGTAATAGTAGCTGCTACAGGTGGGTAGACGCTAGAAGATGGGGTGTAAACGGTAGCGTTTACGTTAGGAACGGTATTTCCGTTAACAAATTGACCAGATCCACCAGCATAACCAGCAGTACCATTAGTAGAGTTGGTTAAAACAATAGAGGNTTCCTGAACTAAATCAGCGTAGCCGACGTTGCGGAAAGGGGAAAAACGGTTTGGACCAGATAGAATCGGGCCTTCAAAGGTTGCGCGTGCCATTATAAGTTTCCTTATGCAAAAGAGCCTATTCCAATCGTTGCATCGTCTGCTGGGGCAGTGGCGGAATAAGCAATCACCCAGTTGTTGTAATTCTACACTATTTTACGATTTGTGCAATTATTTTAGTAAAATGGGTATACTTCAAAAAACGAAAGGAACCCAATGAGCTCTTGGCTTATCATAGTAACTGGGCTGGTGTACGGGTACATTGCCTGTGAGCAGGGTGTAAAAGGTAACTGGGCTATGGCGGTAATATATAGCGGATACGCTTTTTCCAACGTAGGTTTATATATTATGGCTACCAAATGAGCTTTACAATCATGCAGCATGATGGCATGAAAGTGATTCAGTGGTTTAGTACTATGGATGANCTTATTAATAGTATGCTCAATAACCCGAAAGATAGGTACCNCAGAAATGACAACAATCATCGGTGACTGGAATAATAAAATACTGGTTGCGGACAGCCAGTTTACAGATAGCGATGCTGGTATTAAATATTTTGAAGACAAGATATTTGCTATAGACGGCGGCTGGCTGGGGGTTGCGGGTAATTACTGCGATGCTGAAAAAGTGCTGGACTACCTAAATAAGAAAAACAAAACAAAGCCAAAACTAAAATCCGACAGCTCTTTTTTAAAACTGACTAAAGAAGGCCTTTTCTCATGCGGGGATGACCTTGAATGGGAAAGAGTTAGGACTTTTATGGCTATCGGTAGTGGGGCTATGGCTGCCGAAGTGTGTATGCGCATGGGGTTACCAGCAGAAGAAGCAGTTAAATGGGCGTGTAATGTAGATGTAAATAGCCACGAGCCGATTAAAACCTACTCCCTAGACGACAAAAATGCCTTATAAAGACCCTGTAGTACGCAAAGAAAAGCATGCCGAGTATAGCCGTAAGTACTACGAAAAGAACAAAGAGAAAGTTTTAGCTACCACAACCAAGAACTCCAAGCGGGGTAAAGAAAAATGGGATNTATTCAAGGGGNGTCTGCATTGCGCNCGGTGTAAGGAGAACCACATAGCCTGTATGGANTTTCACCACATAGACCCAAGCGAAAAAGAATATGAGGTCAGCAAACTAGTCAGTAATAGAATGTTTACTAAAGCGTACAAAGAAGTTAAAAAGTGTATCGTACTATGCGCCAACTGCCACAGAAAACTCCACTACGATGAAAAAACCCCAGCCTTGTGAGCTGGGGTTTTTATTGGGTACATTCAGGTTAGAATGAACCGCTTGAGCCCCATGCTCCGAGGGGATCGGACCAACCGAAGCTGTAACGCTCACGAGACTTGTAACGAACGTTACCAGTATCGAAGTCACCATCCATAGAATTCTGGAGTGGTGTACGCTCAAACATCTTCAAGCCGTTTGGAACGTCGGTTAACAAGAACCATGCGTTTGTGTCGGTCAAGAAGTGGTTAACAGCGTAGCCTTCTGGGATTGTGCCATTGTTTTTCAATGCATTGATATCGTTGTTGTTTGTACCAACACGGAGGTTAGTTTCCAACAGACGAGTAGCAACGAACATCAAAGCAGGTGGGATCACCAGTTTGCGTGGCTTAGCAGCGATCAAGAGACCGCGCTCATCAGTCCAGGCAGCGATTTGAATTGTTGCGGCTTCCAAAGAAGTCTCGTTCAAATCAACAGGGGTAGCAGCAGTATTGCTGTTTGTACCACCGTTTACCAATGGATGAGCTGTAGAGAACAATGAAACGCCGTCGCCACCGAGGTAGCTAGATGAGAAACCGTTATTCAATACAGAAGCGCCTTTAACTTGCTTGGTGTAAGACATAGCGCGAGCCAATGCTTTGGTGTAACGAGCAGACAATGAGTCATACAAGTTATCTTCAATCGCTTCTTCAGTGATTGAGAAACCCAAAGCAATAGTTTCGTGTGAGTAGCGAGCTGTAAAAGCTTCTTGTGCATTATCGTAAGAAATTGCACCGCCTTCGTTCTTGACTGGAGCAGCCGAGAAACCAGACAGTTTTGTCTCTTCTTCAAATGAACGCTCAGAGGCTTCGATTTCATAAATTTCTTTATGCTCTTCGCCATAGCGCTTGTACTCTAAACCGAACAACGCGTTTAGTCCTGGGAGTAACTCTTTTAAGAGCTGTGAACGTGAAATAGCCATGTTATAGCTCCTTTATTAGTTAGCTGTACCAGCGGATTGATAGTACTGATGTACGCCAAAGTTTAACTTGACGATCAAATCAGTGTATGCATCACCGGGATTAGAAGGGAAATTGCCGCCAAATGTAGAGCTGGAGTTAACCAANTCAACAATCTTAACAGCAAGNGCGNNGGTGTTAGCAACAGTCAACACGCCTGAACTCAANGAGCCAGTTACGTTGATTACTGAATCACCAGATGTTGTGTTACCAGTTGTAGAGCTTGTACCACCAGTAAAGTTGCCTAAAGCAGCAGTTTTACCAATAGAGGTATAAGTTACAGAACCAGCAGCTTGTACTTGATACAACTGATCTGGGTCTTCGATTACACGGATAAATACGTTTGTGTAGCCTGCAGTGATCGCATTAGCTGGCAAATACTGAGCATACAAAGGGTAGCCTAGTTGTTGACCTGCTAATTGATAACGTACGCCTACGCAAACGCCAGCAATACCAGTAGAACTGGTTGTTGGGGTTGAAGAAACAACAATAGGCATACCAGGTAANTTGCTGGTTGTGCCAAGTTGCACTAAGTCACCATTAAAAATTGGTGCTGTGTTGTTATAGGTCAATTGATACTCGCGGATTGTGCCGCCAGTAAAGGATTGACCACCGATCAGGCTGATCGGCTTTAGTCCATAAGGACTGGATACTGTAGCCATTTAAAGCCTCCTAAAAAGTTAATTAACGTGAACCACTCCCGAAGCCACCACCTTTACTTACTGTGCTTTTACGCTCACTATATAAAGGCATACGTGCATCGTTATTACGCATGAAATGGTTATCAACCGAATCCATCTGATTTTGTGCTTGCGACTCGTAGTACTCTTTTTGTGCTGCAAGTTGCTCTGTTAAGATCTTGCACAAGATCAAACCACCGATTTCAACGTTTCCATTTGCATCACCCACAATCATAAGTTCGGGATGATCCTCAGCTTTAACCGGTACCCAACCATCACGAAACTTTTGGGATACGTTAGTTGGTACCGCTTGTCCTAATACCTCTTTAGCAACCCATCTGAAGCTATAACCAGATTCTGGAGTAGGGTCAGGCAGAGTAGCCGCTGGGCGGTAGATTGGACGGGTTGAAGCTGTTTCGCGATTCTCGCCATCGCGCGTTTTACGAGTATTAGCCATTACGGGCCTCCTGTTTTAAAAATTCCTTAGCATACAATTCACGTGAAATACCTAACTTATCAGCCAGTGCTGCTTGNGTGGATGTAAGTCGGATAGTTTTNTTTGCNCCCGTTGAACGGGTAGCAGAAGCCACNACTGTTGCCGGCTTTTTACTAGGTTCACCGGTTCTACGGCTAGCTGGTTCGTCATCCTGAAGTAAATCAGGGAACACAGACTTTAAGCGAGAATTAATTTTCTCGAAATATTCTTCACTACGCGGGTCGTANCCCGTGGCCACCAATTTCTGATGCAAGCCTAATGCAAAGGCTGTCATCTCNTCGTACCCCGGCGATCCGAACCACTGGTTTTTGGCTTGCCAGCGCAAGGTTTTTTCGTCGGGCCTGGGTACATCTGGAGCCGTATGTTGTATTTGTACATC